TTGATTGAAATGGATATGCACCGTTATCATTGCAAGGAGTGGATGTCAAAAAACGGATACCCCGAACCTCCGCGATCCGCTTGTTATTACTGTCCTTTTCATAGCGATGAAGAATGGAGGAACTTGCGAGACAACGACCCTGAGTTTTTTGCCAAGGCAATCAAGTTTGATAAAGACATTCGTCAGTCCTATAAAGACAATGACCCGACTATGAAGATGGAAGTTTATCTTCATAACTCTTGCGAACCATTGGATGAGATTGATTTTGATTCTGACGAGGACAAGGGACAACTCACATGGGACTTCAAGTCGGAATGCAGCGGTTTATGCGGCGTATGATCCTCACCCTCCAACCCGACGAAGTCCAAGTCTGTCAAATGATTGGCCGAATGCGTAGTCTTATTGCCCGTGGGAACGGGGTGCGTGATGCGAAGATGGGCAACCAGGACGGAGCGGAAGCGGATGTTATGGGCATGATGGCAGAGTATGGATTTGCGAAGAAGATGAACGTCTTTCCCGACTTGGGCCTTACGCCAAGGAGCGGATCTGCGGATGGGGTAATGGCGAGCGGCAAGCGTTATGACGTCAAAGCGTCCAAGCACAAGACCGCACGATTGCTCAGTACGCTCAAGGTCAATCCCGACGTGGACGTTTACGTCCTGTGCGTGGTCGATGGATCGACCCTCGATTTCAAGGGATGGGCATACAAGGAGGAACTTATTCGCGAGGAGAACAAGACCGACTTGGGACATGGGGTAGGGTATGCCCTGACGCAAGACAAGCTTAGACGGTTCGATGCCTAAGATTACCTATACTGACGAAGTAGACGCTCGCTTCGGAATTCCTTGGACGGATGACTTGAAGTACGAAAAGGGCGAGCTTGTATGCGCGTTGAGTCCCGAAGAGATTGATCGGCTAACCATAGAAGATCCCGAACGCGCCCAAACGCTTACTCGTCTATTGATGGATCAACCTGGTTCCGAAAAGGAAGACCCGATCCAATGGGGATGGACATTACCCGGTTGGCGGCGCGTGATGGAACGATTCGACAAGGACAAGATCCACGTGATTATGGGCGGGAATCGCTCGTCGAAGTCTATTTTTTCAACTCGTATGCTTGTGCATTTGGCTCAGACGATTCCCGAAGCGGAGATCCGTTCGATGCACGTGACGGAAGAGCGATCAATTCAAGACTCGCAGAAAATGGTATGGGCTGCGCTTCCCGCTCGATACAAGAGATCCAAGAAGAAGGGACCGAATCATAGTCTCCAGTATAATCAGAAGAACGGATTCAATTCTGCAAAGGCAATCTTGCCACCCACCGAACCGGATGCAGAACGGGGTTCGACCATATACTTTAACAATTATCGCCAGTATGCCGCAGATCCACAAATCTTCGAGGGATGGTCTGCTCATTGCATACACCTTGAGGAAGAAGTTCCAAATAATATATTTGAAACCTTGCTTGGTCGAACGGTTGACTATCATGGTCGCTTGATTTTGTCATTCACGACTCTTCAAGGTTGGACGCCTTTGATCAATAGTTTGTTAAAGGGTGCGGAAACCGTAAGGACGAGATACAGCGAACTCCTGCAAAGGGAATTACCCGTTGAACAAATCTCCGCAAATTGGCCTGACTGTCGGATTCATTTCCTATGGACTCAAGACAATCCGTTCATTGACGGTTATGAATTGGTACGGACTTATGCCAAGCAACCTCAAGAAGTAAAACTTGCTCGCCTGTACGGAATCCCGTCCAAGTCGTTCCAAGGGCGTTTCCCAAAATTTAACCGTGAAACCAACGTGGTTGAGCATGAACAAATCCCGTTCATCAAAGACCCGTCCATTGACGTCACCCGTTACTTCATTTGCGATCCGGGCGGTAGCAAACCTTGGGTTGCCTTGTGGGCGGGGGTCATGCGTGACGGTAGAATATTCATCTATCGCGAATTCCCTGACAGCACGATGGGCGCCTGGGCCTTGCCCCACGTCAACGGCGCGGGAAAGAGCGTGGGCAAACCTGGTCCCGGTCAGCGTCCGCTCGGTTGGGGTTATATTGAGTACAGAGATCACTTCGAGGACTTGGAGGACGGGGAGGACATATTCGAGCGAATCGTTGACCCGCGAATGGGTGCGGCCACGGTACGGACAAAAGAGGGTGAGTCGAATATCATCAACACGATGAGCAACCTTGGATTCGTATTTCGTGCCGCACCCGGCGTGGATATTGAAGCGGGTATTGCGAAAATAAACGATGCCCTAAGTTGGGACGATACCGAACCCATGACGGTTGACAATACGCCTAAACTCTTCGTGAGCGACCATTGCGACAACTTGATTACTTCAATGATGGAGTATTCGGGACAGAGTCGGGCGGAACACTTCAAAGACCAAATCGACTGTCTCCGCTACTTAATGGTGAGCGGCGCGGAATACATAAGCGAATCAAGTCTCCAAGCAACGGGTGGAGGAGGTTACTGACTACTATATGCTACGATTGCGTTGACCTGTAAGGCGTATTGCCTTACAATATGTAACGCTTATGCTTTCAACCGCAGATCCCGAACTTTTGTATGTCTCCAAGAAACCGGACATCGCGTACTTGGCGCAGACTTACAGAGAGACGCAATCAGACCTTGGCGAATGGTTGGACAGAAAACAACGCGACTACGACGTAAGGAATTGTCAATGGGCGGGAAAGAGCGATGACTTCAAGAAACACGCATCGTTAAGTTCGACAGGCGAGGTATTCCCGTGGGAAGGCGCTAGTGATGCCGAAGTCCGACTTGTGGACGAGCAAATCAACTGCAAGGTCGCTATGGTCATGAATGCGATCAAGCGAGGACATATCGTTGCCTCGCCAACCGAATCGAACGACGTCGAGCGTGCAAGCGTGATAAGCAACTTCCTTCGTTGGCTCATCAATACGAAGATGACTGAGTTCTACAGCGAGATGGAATTGTCTTTGAATCATCTCTTGGAAAAGGGAATGACCGTGACTTATTGCTGGTATGACCAGCAGGAACTGAAACAACAACAGACGATCAAGCTTGACGAGATTGCTCAAGTTTTGCCAGCCATTGCGGAGGTCATCCAAGACGGATCGATGGACGATGAATTGAGCGAAACACTCAAGGAACAATTCGGAGTCTCCAAGGGCAAGGGCAGGGCAATGCTCCGCGAGCTACGCAAAGACGGTGAGACTACCGTTCCGGTTACGCGAGAAGTCGTGAGCCGCCCCAGGATAAAAGCGTTGGCCCCGGACGAGGACGTCTTTTGGCCGAACTACACGATTGATCCGCAAGAAGCACCTTACGTTTTCCACGTGGTGAACATGACTCCCGAACAAATTCGTGCAAAGATCAACTACGAAGGATGGGACAAGAACTTCGTCGAGCAAGTGATCGATACTGCGGGTAATGCGGAATCGGAGGACACGCTTTACCAAATCCGCGAGCAAGACCAATTCGTTTACGATGACGATCAATACGTCAAAATCGTCTATGCTTACCAAAGGCTTTTGGACGAAGACAACGTTCCCGGTATTTACTGTACGGTTTTCTATCCGCGTATTACGGATTCCTTCGCCAAGCACCAGTTGATGGACTACGCTCACGGCAAGTACCCGTTCGTGGTGTCTACTTACGAGAGAACCTCCAAGCGACTTTACTCGACCCGTTCAATCCCGCAAATTGCCGAACCCGATCAACAAGCATTGAAGGTGGAAGTAGACTCCGCAATAGACGCACAGTCTCTTGCTACCTTGCCACCTCTTCAACATCCAATGGGTCGTAGCCCTTCAAAGTGGGGACCGGGTGTACGGGTTCCTTACCGCACGCCAAACGAGGTATCCTTTGCAGACATTCCTCCGGGTCGCGGTTCAACGGTCAACGTCGAGCTACGCAGATATATCGTCGAACAAGTAAACCGCTACATGGGCAGGAACGCACCAGGCGTCGATCCGGTAGAGGCGCAGATGAAACAACAGTTCTTGATCGACAAGGTATTCAATCACCTTCGCCAAGTCCTTGACCAAGTTTACAGTCTTTACCAACAATACGGACCCGACCAAGAATTCTTCCGGGTAACCGGTATGCAGGATTTGCAAAAGTTCAACAAGGGCAATCCTGGCGAACGCTTTGACTTTTCCATCCAATTCGATGCGGCCTCGCAAGACCCCGCTCAAATGTTGGAGCGTACCAAAGCGATTGCCGAACTTGCCCCTGTCCTTGACCGGAACGGTACGCTTGATACGGAACGATTGCTACAAATTCAGGTCAATCAACTGCTGCCCGGTGCTGCGGAAAGCATCATGATCCCGAAGGAGACTGCATCGCAAAAGGCAGTTGAAGAAGAACGTCAAACCATTGCGGAAATCTATGCGGGAGTTCCTCCGAACGTTCGTCCGAATGACGCGCATGAGATGAAGTTGCAAATCTTCCAGCAATGGTTGGCTCAACCTGACGTTGCCCAAAAGGTACAGGAAGATCCTGCCTTGCAGGAGCGTATTCAGAATTACATTCAACAAAGAACCTTCCAAGTTCAACAACGCGAGAACGCGGCGATTGGTCGCTTGGGAGCCGCACCAACACAGTTTGGGGAAACCCCAAGCGCAGCATAAAAAACGTCATGCCCTACGGAAAAGGTACTTACGGATCGAAGGTTGGAAGACCTTCCAAGAAAGCAAAAGCAATGGCACGGAAGAAGATGCCAGCCAAAAAGAAAAAGATGCTGAAGAAGCGGTGAGCGTAGAATACCGTGGCGAAAGGTTCAGCGGGTACAACAAACCAAAGCGAACCCCTGGCAAATCCAAGAAGTTTGCCGTTCTTGCAAAAGAAGGAGAAAAGGTACGCTTGGTAAGATTCGGAGATCCGAACATGAAGATTCGCAAGTCCGAACCTGCTCGCCGCAAGTCTTTTCGAGCTAGACACAAATGCGACCAAAAGAAGTCCAAGCTTACGGCAGGATACTGGTCGTGCAAGAAATGGTAATATGCCCAAGGACGCTTGCTACAAGAAGGTCAAGAGACGGGTAAAGGTATTCCCTTCGGCCCGTGCGTCCCAACAGATCGCCAAGTGTCGCAAGGCAAAGGGCAAAGTAAAGAAGTCGGCCAAGGGTGCATCGTTAAAACGTTGGAAGTCCGAGAAGTGGCAAGACACGAAATCCGGCAAGCCTTGCGGACAAGGTGGCAAGAACGAGTATTGCCGCCCGACCAAGCGAGTTTCATCCAAAACCCCTAAGACAAAATCCGAAATGAGCAAAAGCCAACTGGCGAAAAAGAAGCGGGAAAAGTCAAAGGTGGGAATGGGTAGACGAGTCAAACCCGTAAGGAGAAAATAATATGCCCCGCAAGAAAAAGACTTTTCACGAAATCGATCCCGAAGAAGCGATCCAAGCATTGAGCTTCCTCAAGGGTGAACCCAATTTTTTGAAATACATCGAGATGCGCGAATCGATGCGCGAGGAAGTAATTCGTCAACTCCAAGTCAAGGAGGTCATCGAGTGTACGAACAGGCACTATATGTTGTGCGGCAAGCTCGAAGCGATAGACGAAGAACTCGATACCTTCTACAGACTCTGATTTTCATGCATATGGGGATGTGTATGGCCCCCTGTTGAGTCCGCCACTCGCAGGGGGCTTTTTGTTTTGAATTGCCCTGTAAGGTGTTTTGCCTTACAATTTGTAACAGCGAAAAAAGCGCTAGCAATATGACAGTCGAAATCGAATCAATCGAAACCGAAGTTGCTACCTCTGAACAAGCTGAAGGTAGTGAAACGCCCGACGAGGGGAATCTTACGATGGCAGAGTATGCGGCAAACTTGCTGAAAGCTCAGTCTGAAGAAGAACAACCCGAATCACCCGAAGAGGAAACGGAACCTTCTGAAGAAGCTGAAGAGTCCGAAGAATTGGAGGAAACTCAGTCTACTGAGGAACCGGAAGAATCGGAGCAATCCGAGTCCAACGATCCGCAGTCCGTTCTTTCAAAGTACAATATTGACCTGGATTCTTTGTCCGAAGAAGAAACCAAGGAACTCGCAAAGTCGCTTTCACTAAGCGCAGTCAAACGCTTTGGCGATCTGACCGCACAGAAGAAAGCATTGGCGCAGGAGAATGCCGAGCTATTGGCGCAAGCCCAAGCAAAGCCCGAACCCGCGCAAGTCGAGAGTCCTGCGTTCCTAAAGGACAATGCACTCCACAACGTGAACGACGTCCAAGCACTCAACAAAGAAGTCGAGAACCTGACCACGCTCATCGAATGGGCCGAAGAAGGGTTGGAGAACGAAGTTGAGTACGACGATAACGGGAACGAGTACGTGGCCAAGGATGGGGACAAAACCTACACCAAGGCCGACCTTCGCAGAATTCGAGCAAACGCTCGTAAGGTTCTTCGCAAGGACGCACCCGCGAGACAGAAATGGATCGAGGAACGTACGCAAAGTGACCAACACGCAATCCAAACCTTCGACTTCCTTAGTGATGGCGAAAGCGAGGATTACAAATTGTTCATGCAGGTGAAGAGCAATCCACTCTACAGACCATTGGTCGAGCATTTGCCGAACGGCAACTTTGCACTCGGCTTGATGATCGAGGGGATGAAAGCACTCCAAGCGCGCCAGGTCAATACGAGTAAACCGAAACCGAAGCCCAAGGCTCCCGTGGCATCCGCCGAAGCGGGAACCGCCAAGCCAAGGACGGAGAACTCACAACGAAAGAAGGCTCTGCAATCGGCCAAGGCAAAATTCGATAAGTCCGGGGACATGGCAGACTACCAACACTATCTTAAACTAAAGCGGTCAACCGCATAATTTAAACATTCAAGGAGGATACATTAGATGGCATCAAGTACATCATACAATACTGCTGGGAATAGAGAGCAGATTTTAGACATTATCACCGTGTTGGAGCCAGAGTCTACACCTTTGGTCAGCATGATGAAAAAGGGTAACGCAACCAGCACATTCGTCGAATGGCAGGCCGATAAATTAAGTACGCCTGATTTTTCCGGAGTCGGGGAAGGCGAAGACGTTGGCTCATTCAAGAACCAAGCCGAAGATCGCGCTAGGCTCGGAAACTATGTTCAGAAGTTTCGAGACACGTTCATGACCAGCGATATACAAGAACTT